CCCGTGCCTGTTCCCGATCCCTGTTCGCACTCGAAATGAAGTATAACACAATCAACGTAGTTACCTGCAAAATAATGACCGACAATAACCCCGGTGAACCACGCATTGCATCGATAGCATTTGAAGCAACCTTGCCAGTTTCTTCTGGCAGGCTCACCGCCACACCCATACATATATCAGCACCGCGATCACTACCGCCATGAACAGGCCCCAGTAGATGATCGCGCGCGGCACGCCCTCGATCATGACGCCTTGCGCTCCTCCCGTTTCATGCCCCACTGCGCCGGATCGCCCAGGCGATCGATCACCTGCGGCCGGCCGGCCCAGTCAAACCAGGTTTCGCCCCTGTGATCCGACACAATCACCCAATGTTGCGTGCGGTCCAAAAATACCGCGGCCTCATGCTCCTGCGTCTCCGGCGGCTCGACCAACGTCGCATAAGCCGGCAGCTCGTAAATCAGCCGGTAAGGCTGCGCCACCAACGGCCGCACCCGCTCCTGCCCCGTATAAGCCCAATATTTGCGGTCAAAACGGTAGCAGGTCAGGATCACCGGCCAGCCTCCTGTCGTGCCGCGGGCGCTGCCTCCAGGGCGTCCAGCCGCGCCGAAAGCGTCTTGACGGCGTTGATCAGCGCATAGGTCAGCGGCGTCATGTCATACTGGCGAATGTCAGCGACCGTCTTGCCGGCGATCTCGCCCTCGACAAGTTTGACGCATTCGGGCAGCACGTCCTCAATGTCCTGCGCGATCACGCCGACAATCGGATCTCCGTCCGGGTCGGTCTTGAACGTGTATTGCTTCGGCTGCACTTGCAGCAGTTCAGTCAGGCCATGTGTATAGTCACCCTGTACATTCTTCAGTCGCGCATCCGACGGCGCCACCCATCCTCCGGCCGTGTTCTTGGTCGCTGTCGCGCTTGTAATGGTGAAATCGCCATTCGCCGCGACAAATGCCTGCCCGGTCGCCGATCCCGCTCCATTCGGCCGCAGGATCACCGTGCCGGCCGATCCGGTCGCCAGAATGACCTGGTTGCTCGTGCTGACATATGTTCCGGTACTTGCGGAAAATGCCGTCCCCGAGATTGCACCCGCCGACGTCAGTGACACCACGCTCAGGCCGACACCGTTGAAAATATATTGATCACTCCCGCTGTCCCAACCGAGATAGCGGTTTGCCGTAAAACTCAAAAGCTTGGTCGCGCCACTCACGCCCAGCCAGAAATTGGCGTCATTGTTAACGCGCACCGTGCTTAAAAACGTCGCGCTGCCATCCGCCACGAACTTCACCAGGCTGGGCGGCGTCACCGTCACGCCGGCGCCGATCGACGTTGCCGATCGCGCCAAGTCCACCTGGCCAGTCGCCGGATCAATGATCAGATAGCCCATCCACCCGTTCGACAGCGCCTTCCATGTCGCGCTCGGGTCGAAATAGGCGTTGAAGGCCAACGCGCTCGATGCATTCAGCGTCACATCGCCCTTGACCGTCAGGCCACTGCGATAGCCGGCCGGCGCCGGCAACGGCATCCCAAGCGCCATGCGCCCGGTTTCGTCCATGATCGCGACATCGGTCCCGGTCAGGTCAGCCTTGTCGTTCCATACAAAACGATCTGGCGTGATCCGGTAGCCAAAACTGATATCAATGCCGCTAGGCGGTACCACCTCATTGGGAAACGTCGATTTCAGCAGCGACTTGATCAGCCTGATATGGTCGTCGCCTTCCGACTTCAGGTCAGTTCCCAACGGCCAGGCCGGATTGAGGCCGGCAAGCGTGGTTGCACTTTCAACCGCCATGTCAGTTCCTCACCACGGCATACGGCGTCCGCGACACCACACCGGCCGAGAACGTCGCCAGCGCATAGTTGGCGTTCGCCTCGCCAATCGCATCGTCATAGGCGCCCTTGTGAGCCTGCAGCGCGTCAAAGTCCTGGATCTGCTGCACCGCCTGGCAGAGAAGCCCATACAGCAGCACCGTCGAATAAAGCTCCGACAGCGCGTTCGTATCGCTATCGCTCACCAGTGGCTGCGTACGGGTCGAATAGACCATGCTCAGCGGCCCGACCTCGTTCGCATATAGTTTGCTGCCCGAAATCGCGAAAAAACCGTGGCAGTCGCCACGCCCTAGCAGGCCCTGGATATCGGTCGGCTCCAGCTCTCCCTTGCCGGCAAATACCGCCCGCGGCCGGGCAAAGTCGATCGGCAGCGCCCCGGCGTTGAACCCCGATAGGCTGGATGGTGTCATCGCCACTGATGTCGCGCCCTCATTCTCCTGCACCGCCAAATTCTGGTTAATCTGCGCCAGCGCCAAGTTCTGCAGCATCTGCCAGTCGATGTCTTTTCGGTGGACAAAAGACGCCGCTAAGCTTTTAACATCACCCCAGTTCATTAGACTCTCCTAAAAGAAGTCCGAAACGAAACGCCGCACCCTTCATCAATGCTTCATCATTGCACGATTAGGCATCTGGGTGCGGCGCCGGCTCCGGCAGTTTCAGCGTCTCTTCGCTACCGCTTGCGCTTGCCGGAGTTTCCAAATGTGGCCCCGGCGACGTGGCGATGTTCTTGTGCGGCCAAATCGTATCGCCGCGCTCGTAAACACGCCGGAATGCATCGCCCAGGATCACCTTGCGCATTGCATCAATCATCCCATTTCTTGGTTTTCTTCGTCTTGGTTTCCGTCGCCTCATCCTCCGGCGGCTCAGGCGGCGGCGTTGACGGCTCCGGCGCCTCGCGGCCTTGCGCCTCGCGGTGCTCCTGCAGGCTCAGTGATTTTTTCATTTCCTTTTGCTCCTATTTCAGATTTGGAAGTCCGCCGCCCATGCCGGCCAGGCCAAGCAGCGCGTAGATGATAATGATGCAGCCAATGACGATCGACACGATCTTCAGCAGCTTGTTCAACGGTTCTGGCACCGGCAGGTAATCGGCTACCCACCAGATAACCCCGATGACCACGCACACGATCAGCAGATAGATCAACGTTCCAAGCATGGTTCACACCGCGCAATGATCGGCCGGCGTGCCGGTGTTCTTGTTCACCCAGCCGAAATCCCAGCAGCCTTTTTCATCACTACCGGCCGGATGCGGATTGGTCGTCTGCAGCGCACCCGCCGCCTTCGCGTTGCGCCCCTCCGCATAGGCCCGGATATAGCGCGACCCCGGAATGCACTTGTTGATCAACTGCGTCCCCGCAAAGTGCGCGCCATAGGAAAAATACAACTTACCCGCCATCACGCCCTCCCGATCACAAAATCCCGAAACTCTGGATCCTTGGAAATCTTCTCGACCACGCGGCGCCTGGCGACGGGATCGCCACCAGGCTTGAAATCGGGAAAGACGCGTTGCAGCATCTCGTATTGCGCCAGGCTCATGCGAAGGACAGGACGCCCCCAGGAGAGCGTCCTGCCCTCGAGTTCGCGATTTTCACGCATGATCCGCTCTTCGGACAGGGACGTGCTCACACGCTGCAACGTCAGGTCATCCCAATAGAACCGGCTCAATTCCGTGTCGTCGCGATCCTGCCAAGCTGGCTTCATAGCGTCACCGGCACGTTATAATCGATGTCGCCGATCACGCCATTCGCATCGTCGGCATAAACATGCACCTGCCAGTCGACAGACATCATGCGGATTTCCGACAGACCCTTCTTGGCCAGTGGTTCGACCTGGTAGCCGCGCAGGTAATCCATGCCGAGCGTCGGCGGATCGAGAATCAGCACATTGGCGACCTTGGTGGCGACATCCTGCATGATCCGGTTCGGGATCAGGTCCAGCGTCACCCCGAAATCGGTCACAAACACATTGACGGCGCCCTTGGCTGTCGAGGCACTTTCGCCCGTGCCAACATCCTCCATCATCGTGGCGATGCGCGCCGACGATGTGAAGCAATACTCACTGAACTTGCGCACCACGCCCGGAACACTCATGAATATCGACGGGTTGCCACCGAGCTGATAGACCTGCTGGCACATGTCGCGCACCATTGTTTCAGTCAGCGCCCGCTTTGTCCCTTGCGTGATCGCGGTGATTAATTTTGTCCCCGTTTGAAAACCAGGAACGGCGCCGGTTGCGCCCATGTTGGCATTGGTGTTGAGGAACGCCGGAATACCCGCCGTCTGCCCGGCGACCGCCGAGCCATCGTCGGCGATCGATCCCTGTCCGGTCAGGCTGATCGCCTCGACGTCGCGCCGCAGCTCCTTTTGCCTCTGGCTGACCTGGTAGGCCAGCTCACGCGTTGAACCGACCGTATCCGAGCTGTCGGCCCGGCTCGATACCTGCACCACCTTGACGCTGATCTGACAATGATTGCCCAGCCTGGCGCCCGTCCTGGCGTCGTTCACCGTATCGAGATCCTTGCCGTCAACCTGCTTGTTGGCGATATTCGGCGCAGCAAGCTGGTCGGTCGTCCATTCCTCGAATTCCTGTTGTGCCGTACCTTTGCCGATCATGTTGGTGAGCGGCAACGGGACATTGGAAATGTCCCAGATCTTGTCCATCAGATCCTCGCGGATCCAGCCGCCCGCCAACACTGCTTTCAGATCGGCCGAGTCGAGATTTGTAGTAGACATGTCATCCACCTAACAGCTTTGCCACGGCGCCGATCTTGTCGCCCTTTTCAGCGATCGATCGCGCCTGGTCGGTTGCATTTGGCTGACGTGGTTTTCTCTGCGAGGCCGGTTCCTTGGTCGGCTGCTTGTCGCGCTTGCCCTGTTCCTTCAGCCGATCGTAACGATCGTTCTTGCGAATGGCATCCATGGCAAACTTGATAAGCCGTGCATCGCGCACGGCGCCGACTTCGAACTTGGTGAACCCATAGGTTGAAAGCACCTGTTCCAGGCGCTCACGATCCTTGACCTTGACTTGAACGTCAGCCCACTCAGGAAACCATTCCCGCAACTGCCCGCGCGCTTTCTCAAGCTGCGCCTCGCCGTCATGCTGCATATCCGCAAAGGCTCTCGCCAGTGTTTCGGGCGGTACCACGCTGGTTACCCTCTGCAACACGTCTTCGATCTGCTGTCGATAGGTCAGGATTTCGTTCTGCACCGTGTCGTGCCAGTCCTCGAATCTGTCGCGCTTCTCTTCGAAATCGCGCGTTTCCTTGAAATGGTCCTTCAGTGCTCCAATTGTGACTGGTTCCTGTCCTGCCTCCAGGGGAACCGTCACGTCAAAAATGTCTTTCTCTTTGAGTTGATGCGCCTCCGCGAACTCACTGAGAGATGTTGACTTGGGCTTGCGCTTCGGCTGATCCTCATCAGCATCGCGCTCGTCCTCGTCCAGTTCCAACGCCGGCCGTGTGGGCTTAGGAGGGGTGTCCTGTTCACGGCCGGCGTCTTTAGCCTGGTCATCGTGCGGCGGCACTTTGCCCGGCTTTTTCGGCTCTCCACCATCGCTGAACAGAGCCGAAATCTCATCCACCTCGCGGCTCTTACCGCGCGTCTTCCTGTCCTCGTCAGCTTGCCGACGTGTCGCCTCGCGATGTCTCTGCTCGGCTCTGCGCTCTTCCGTCGCCGTTCCATTCGGCTTCGGCAATACCGTCTCCGCCGCCCTCTGGTAACGAGATTCCGAGCGTGGAGAGTTCTCTGATGACATAATCAATGCCCCTTAGCCGCTGGACGATTTCCGCCGCGATTTCCGCCGTTCTTCCGGGCTGCAGAGCCATTTCCTTTAGCGCCGTTGCCACCAGATCCTGCTGCATCCATGCCAGCACCGACGGCGTTAGCACTCTGCAGAGCTTGCGCCTCGCTTCTTGCTCCAATGACATCCACAACCCCTCCAATTTCCAGCTCCTGCGATTTCAACATCGCGTCGATCACCGTCTTGAAATAATTGTATTGGGTGTCCTGGTCGGACTTGTAGCTGCCGGCCTGCGCCTTGATCTGTTCCGGTATCGCCAAGATCCGCGCCTGCAGATCGCTCTGCTGCTTGGCCTGTTCCTGCTGCTGTTGCTGCTTTTGCTGCCCCGCTTGCTGCGCCTGCTGCGAGGTTGGATCAATAAAGTAGCTCTCCGGATCGTTAATCAGGTTCAGCCGCAGCCAGTCGGTAACCATCTTGTACATGCCGGACTTCGAGCACATCTCGCCCTCAAGCGTGGCAAGCCCCTGCGTATAGAGCTGGATCGCCTGCATCAGCGTCGTCGCCTGCAGCATCCGCTCACCGAACGACGGCGCCACGTTGACATTGCAATGCGTGCGCGCCTGCCATTGCGACGGGTCGGCCTGCACCCACTGTTCGCCGACTTTCAATGATATCGGCCCGCCATCGCCATCCCTAAGCTCGGCATGACCCAAGAGAAAAAGACGCCGCACCATGCCTTCGGCCAGGTTGCGCGCCATGTAGGAAATCAACAGCTCCGCGGCGCTAAACACCCGCTCCGTACCGTGCGCCGTATCGCCAGGCACCGCGAGCTGCGCGCCGATCATGTCGAGGCCGGCGCCGCCACGTTCCAGCCGCGCCTTGTCAAACTCTTCCAGACCCATCTTGATCGAAGGCCCGACATCGATCACCGGTATCGGCACGATCGATGTCGGCGATTTCATGCGCACCGCACCGCCTGCCTTTGGCGTCAGCACGTCACTTAGCTCGACCTGGCCCATGACGGCGCCATAGCGGCCAAAGCTGCAATTCTGGATGTTGTCCGCCCACTGCCGGAACAGCTCCGTCTTGCCGGCCTGCACCTGATATAATTTCTCGCTCAGCGCCTCGCCGTCATGCCTATTGGCGATCGGAAACGCCGTGCCACAGGCGTATGGAATCCGCGACACCGGCTCAGGATCCAGCAGCCACCCGCTCGAGGCCGTCGTGCGATCGCCGATCCAGCATTTATAGAGGTAAGTCCGATCGTCAGCCTCATCGAAGGTCAGACGCGCGTAGATCTCATAGCAGCGCACGATTTCCGCCTGGAACACGATCGGATCCACCTGGCCGGTCATGCGTGATCGCGTCGAGATGTGGCTTTCCTCGCCGACA